CCTTTTTCGCTGTATTCGTTTGCTCCAACCAATGAGCTACTTCTACTTGCAATATCTCCTACTCTTGCAGAGTGTATATGTCCTGATATAATATAATCTATCTGTACACCTCTACCTGCGTATCTACCTTTGATTTGATTTACGCTTTTTTCGTATTGCGTAGTAAAACTACCGTTTCCGTGTAATAATAATAAATTTTGTCCTGCGACATTAACTACTACCTCTGTTGGATCATCAACAACAAACTGCACATCTGTTGTTTTGAAGTAGTGTCTTAAAATTTCAAAGATAACAAAGTCGTAATTGTCTGACGCCATAAAATCACTCCAACCCCAATCTTGTTTTAATCTACTTTCATTTCCAGTCACACAAGCAACAGATACAGAATAATCTTGTCCTACATCAAATATAATCTGCTGCAATAAGTCTACTGCTAAAAAAACTGCTTTAGATCTATTTGTAGACATATTTAACATCTCGTCTAATCTTCTATCTGAATTTATTAGATCTCCAGTTATCGCAATTAAAACATTGTCAATGTCATACACTTTAAATATTTCTTTTGCTCTGTTTACATAGTGTTTTAGGCGTCTACTAGCAACTTTGAAATCATAATTGTTATGAGGTAAGGAAACAAGTTCGTTAAAATGTGTGTCAGATATTTGCAGCACTCCAACACTTTTACCTTGTTTGACTTTTTTAAATTTAAATTCTGAAAAATTTTTGTTTTGCAATAATGCTTGAATATCAAATAATAGATTATGTACTGCGTTTTCATATCTTGCGTGTTCCCTAAATGCTTTTCGTTCTATTCGATTTACATCTTGTGCAGATTGTTTTTGTTTGGCAAGTTTTACATTTTCTCTAACAACCTCTAAATCGTTTTTTATTGGATATATTGTTTTGGTTTTACAACTATTGCATAAATACCTTTGCCTATAGTTTCCACCTGCACTTTTTTGCGTACCCTTTTTAATCAGATCCTTGCTACCACAAGTAGGGCAGGATAAAAAATATAGTCCGTCTTCTGAAAGTTTCATTTAGTTAATCTTTTAAATCCATTACTATTGTTTACTAAATCTAATAAATCCTTAAATTCAAAGCAAACCATTACTTTTGAATGGTTTTTTGAAAAAACTAACAACGGTGTTAAGTCGTCCGAATTTTCACACGCTTGATCATAACACTTCCAAACATTCATTCGTTCAACTTTTTTACACTCAACAGCATACGGAAAAGTATCTCGCCCTGCCTTAGATAATATAATATCCATACCACTCTCTCCCATAACTGCAGTCTTTATATCGTGTTCATTGATCCCTAATTTATCCATAATCATTTCTCTTACTTTATTCTGAAAATTTCTTCCTTTCGCTTTTGCACTACTTGGTTTCATTTATAAACTCTCCTTTTACTATATCATCAATTATAAAGCCGATAGTCTGATTGCTTTCGTATTTTTTAAAGTTTATCTTTTTTATTTTTTCTACTACTCTATTCCATTTAGTTGTATTTCTATGCAACTCTTGTTGAGTTTTTAATAATAGTGTCATCATTTGTATTCCTTTCTTGGTTGTAAATATTTGTCTAAATAATCATTTGATTTTACTTCGCCAACTACTTCGTTCGCTTTTTCAAACTCATCTTTTTTTTCATAAGTTCCATTGATATAGTCGTGAACAAAATCTAAAAGTATTGCCACTTTTTCTCTATCTGTTAATATCATTTATATTCCTTTCTTGGTTGTACTTGTTCATCACAACACGAAATATATAAATCCCTATATTCCGAAGTTGTCTTTGTTTTGTTGCATTTACCACATTGGTAAATATAAATCGGCTCATCAGGTATGGTTTCTAATACTACTTCATCAGTCCACCTTTCTTGATTAAGATAGGTTTCAGGATTAGGTATGTATTTTTGGTTTTGCCATTGATCCGATTTCTTTTGCAATTCTAAATTCTTTAATATTAAATCAATAGGATAATTGTTTGAATTGAATTTATCCTGCACTTTTTTCTTACCAACCTTTTTCGGATAATGCTCCCAAAATAAATCAAAGTCTTTATTTTCTTTATTCTTACTTTCTTCCTTTCTTATAATATGGTTATTAGTTGGTTGGTAGTTGGTTGATTTCTTATCATTGTATCGTTGGTATCCGACAATAATAAGGTGGGTTAATAATTGGTTAGATTTTACTTCAATCATATTTGTTTTTTCAAGTTTTTTTAAAAAAGTTCTAAGCTGCTGCCTGGACATATTATTACGATTTGCAAAATTTTTTTGTGAGAATACAATTTCCCCTCTATTTATTTTAACAATTTGATTGTTGATCAACATTGATGAGGACTTAATACTTGCCCTCATCAACATATCTATCCAACATTTCAAGTATAACGAATTGTTCCAAATCCAGTTGTCTTGGATCTTGCGATAAAGTTTAATAAAACTATTATCCATTAAACAAAATTGTTATAAGTAATGAAAATATGAATATAAAACCGATTAAGGTAAAACCATCAATCATACTACCTCCATTGCTTTTTTAAGACTTTGTAGAGCTTTATCATAAACATCTACATTACCTCTAATACCATTAGCATTAGCAGTAAGCCATTGTCTTGCTTGTTTATCTAATACACCTTTTGAAAGTGCCTCTTTTTCCAATCTATTAAAATATTCTATTTGTTTAACAGTTGGAGCTTTTCTTTGAAAGTCATCAGCTTCAATTTCAGTATGGAATAAATTTCCTCCATATAAGCCAAGCAGCTTAAGAGTTGCTCTTGCTTTACCTCTTTTTTCTGCCATTGCCCAGAAATATTGATTTTTGCAATTAACATCATTTGCCTCGCCAAAAGTTTCTTCTTCGGCGTAACCGACTTCGTCACTCTCAACATAAGCTTTGACTTTAATTGCTACTCCCATTCCTTCTCTATGTTCAAGATTATCAGACATTTCAAATTTTACACCTTCAGCGTCTATGATCTTAACCACACCATCAAAAGATATAATTTTCTTTCCACGAAGAGTCCAAAAATCATTCTCTTCTAAATTATATTTTTTAATTAGATCCTCACTCATACTTCCTCCCATAGTTGTTCAAAGCTCGTTCCAGTCACATAGCAAATTGCTAACTTTGACTGCATTGGAACTTTGTTTTGTTTTTTCCATTGACTTATAGTCACTCTATTTATCTCTAACCGTCTTGCTAACCAAGATTGTGTTCTTTCGTTGGTGTGTAGCCAAGCGTCTAAAAGATAAAATACATTATCATTAGTCATACTTTTTCCAATCCTCCTTCCACCCACTTTCGATTGCTGCAGATATTAATTGTTCTTTAGTTAAATGACTTGCTGACATATAATCATAAAAAGTCAAATCTCCACTATCAATCTGTTTACCATTTGACTCTACAACTTGTCTATCTATGTATTGTATTTCAGCTACCTTATTGATCCTTAAATACAATATCATAGAATTAATTTCTTTATCTGTATATTCTTTCATTTATTTTTCCTCTAATTGTTTGATTATGTCTTTCAATTCATCAATCTCATCTCTTCCAAGTCTATCACTCCAAGAAATCATATCTTTTAATCTTTTAATAATTGTTTTCATTAATCCTCCAAAGGTTTAAAATCAGTATGTTCTTTACATCTAGGATCTCCACATAAACCAAAATGCTCTCCATCAAACTCGTGTATATTCCCAAGAGGATAAGCTCCACAACAAGTAGATAATAATTCTTTATCATCATCTTCTTGCTGCTGCTCTATTAAATTATCTATGTTATGCTCAATCCAATCTTTACCACTTTGTATTTCTCTACTCATTTTCAACCTCATCATAATATTGTTCTTCTAATTTTTCTCTTAATTTCCAATCTAAATCTTTCTCAAATTGTTTTATTTTACTCCCCCAATGTCCATTGCTTTCATCAACAGAAATAACAATTTGTCCATTATCAATCCACATTTCCCAAGTATAAAATACTTCTTGAGCATTTCCACCACAAACAACTCTTTGTATTTTAATAGGTTTGTCAGTATCTACTATTTGATCCTCGCATTTTTTTTCAATATCGTTTATAGTAATGTGGTTTGTACCTCTTTCAAAAAAATACTCTCCGTTCTTTTTAAGTTCATTGATTTTATTATCAACCCACTCTTTCATTTTTTTATCTTCGTTCATTTGTTTTCCTTGTTGGTTTAAAAAATATGGACATAGCTATAGTGTGATTTAACTGATAGGATTAATAATGAGATATAAGATATAGCTATGCCCAATAAATAATAAATTGTTTTGTTTTTGTTCATTCCTTGTATGACAATATAAATATAAATATACAAATGTGTAAAGAAAATAATACAATTTAGTAAAAATATTTTTTCTTTATGAATATTAAATATTCGTTTGTAAGTTGAGATCCTTTCTATATGTTCATTCATATAACCTTGTTTGTTAGCGAGAAGGGGGAGTTTTTTGCTCCCCCTTTCGTTTTTATTTGCTATTAAAGTAATTAACAATACTAGCTTTGTTATTGTGCTGCAAATCCAATTCATCGAAGTTGCGAATTATAAAGATGGTTTCATCTTTTGTCAAATTTGCGTCCTCTCTAAATCTAGGATCAAACACATTATAAGTTCCCTTATCTCTTGAATTAAGAAATCTAAAGAACTTCTCTTTGCTTACACTCATAGTTGCTCCCTTATTTGTTTTTTTGGCTCTACAATATGATAATATCCATCTTCATTTATTCCTGAAGTTAAATATACCCCTATTGTCTGATTATTAGAATAAAACGCCTTACTGCAAATTTCTTTTTCAGTAGTCGCCCACCCTAAATTTGTTATTTCAAGTCCTTGATCCAAAGACTCTTTTATATGTCTATCTACTAAGTTTTCAAAATTTTGATTTAATTTGAAATCAGATAGTATATGTTTTTCTTTACTCATCTTCAATCCTGGTTAAATGATTTTCGTCAATGTGCTTAAATGGTTTCCAAGTATCTTTGGACTTCCTAAGTATTAAATTAAATTCTACATCTCCGAATAATACAAAAGCAACATCTCCAACCCAACTTGGACAATCAGAAATATAATTTCTAACTACTGCAATTCTATCAGAATCTATATAAGCTTCATCTTCGTTAGTGTCAAAATATTTATAAATTGCTTCTCTTATTCCTTCAATCTCTTTTTTATTTGGTTTCATTTATTCCTTCCTTTTTATGTTGTTTTAATAACGCCTTCCATATATAATTAACTTTCGCCCTTTCTTTATTATTAGTGAAAAAGTTAAAAAAAGCTATATGAAATAAATCCTCTTGCTCAATATAATATTCATAATCTGCATAAATATTATTACTTCTTTTTTTATATTTCATTTTTTAACCCTCCCTTCTTAATAATTGATATGAGCCATTAATAAATATAAACCTATCATTACTTTTTAGATGTTTATTATACTTTTTAATGAACTTTTTTAAATCCTTATATAATTTCTCGTCTAATGCTTTAATATGAATTGGCAGTAAATCAACCTCACAACCCACACCAACCAAATTAATACTTAAACTTGTATATTCTTTATCCATTTTTTAACCTCGTTTATTATTAATCATCGTTTCAAAATTTTCAGTTAAAAGCGTATAAGTATAATCTTTTTCATTGTAATAAAAAGAATTTACTTTAATACCTAAATCTAGCAAAAATTTAAAAGCTTGATTTCTAATGCAGCCAATCCCATAATTATAAGATTGCACTACTCGTTTTTTATTTCTTAAATCATTAATTACAACCCTAGTACCTTTATAATTAGTAGCAGGTAATACTTTTATATTAAATGCTCTTAAATGATTTAATTTATACTCTTTCGGATCGTTTCCTATTCTAATATTATACTCGTTCATTGTTTAACCTCGTTTATTATTAATAAAAATTTTTTCTTTAAAAATATTATAAGCTGCTTTATAAAAAAATAAAAATACCCTCCAATAAATAATATTAGAGAAGGATCAACTACTTTAAAAATTTTAGAACTGAGTATATATTTTATCATTGTCTTTTTTCTTCTCATTGTCTTTTTTCTTCTTTGCTTAATCTAGCTCTTGAATTGCTTTTTTGAGTTGTTCATAAAAGAACAACATAAAAAGAGTATAGGTTATAATTTCTATTATCATTTTCTTATTTCCTTATGTTGTTAATGTATCGGCGTTACTATAGTAACATTTTTAAATTTAGACATTCCACAAGCGTGACCTTGATTAGTACAATTTTGACAAATGCCTCCACAAATGAATGTCTTGTGAAATCCTAAACTCTTGGCTTTTTGTCTTAGTTCTTTTTTATCTTCTTTTGTTAAATCCGTTGGTTTTACTTTTTTATCCATCGGCAACCCTATAAAATCCCCTCTTACAAAGTCATATTGAGATAAAACTTTTTTAAGGGGTTTATATATCGGATGTACTCCAGAGCTTAAATTTAGTAAAAAGTTTTTAGGGATATTTACTGCTCCGTACTCATCAATAAAATTTTTGAAGAGATGTAAACTTTTACTATATGCGTAAGCTCTAAGAGTTGGGAACTTGTTTAAGATGTCGAACCAAGCTATCATCTTATCCAAGCTCTGAAAATCTCCATCATTGTATAAGCGAAAATCTACTACTTGATCCTTATCTTCTCTTTTGTATATCTTCCTTCCTAAGTTCCATCTTAAAGAATCTTCTATAATTTGGAAGGCGTGGTTTTCTAATATGGTATTTGCAACCCATCGAGCCACAACATTAGGATTTCTTAAACTCTTAAACGAGTAACAAAAACTTAAGCAGCTACCTGCTCCACCACAATTAACTTTTGGCATAGTTGAATAGTTTAAGAATTTTAATTTTGCGTTACCATCTGAAAAAATAGAGATGTTGTTTATTTTACCTTTACCATCAAAAAGTTTATATAATTCTTCTTTTGGATTTGAAGAGTTAGCAGCTTTTAAAATTGGTAAAAGTTTATCTTGGTATATGTTTTGAGGACTACCAAGATATTTCTTTTTTTTGTTAGGATTTTTATTTCCTTTAAATTGGCTCATTGCGTTATGGTCAAACGGATTATTGACAAGCCAATTATTTATTATTTGAATTGAAGAGTTGTAATCTTTAGCAACCGTAAGAGCTGCAAATTTTAAAACATCTTCTCTTTTTGTTAAGTTCATTATTTGTAATTCCTTGTTTATTCTCATTACATTAGAATTTAAGCATAAATCTTTTATGGGTGTTAGCTTTTTTTACATTTTATGTAATATTTTTTTAAGGGGGATTATAGTATTAGCAACTAGCAACACCACGCCCCAATTTTTAAAACGACGAAGCAAAGCAGATTTTTTCTAGGGGGGCTAGGGCGTACTCGCTTATAATATGGAAGTCTATGAGTGATCCTTGCGAAAATGCAATTAACGACTAGCGTATAAATAGTAATAATTTAATACTCATATATTAAGAATCAAGAAAATAAAAAATTCCCGTAAACGACTAATAATAAGAGAGATGTGAAATAAATATCAAGTAACACTTTAACCTAAAAAAAACTAGACAACGAATCCTAAATTTTGGTGGTTTTTTATAAATATTTTCCCCTAAATTACTCTATGCCTAAATATGATTATATGTGTCTTGAAACAAATAATGTTTTCGAGGTGGAGCAGAAGATGACAGATGATCCTCTCGAAAGATGTACTTGTTGTAAAGAAAGATTTCTTGTAAAAAGAATACCTTCTGTGCCATTGTTAGTCGTTAATACTCCAGCATCGATGTCAGATCGTAAATTATACAAAGAATTGGATATAGATTGATGTTTGATTACTGTTCACTAATAAAAGCTCATTGTTCGTTTGCAGCGAAAGAAAAAGAACTCACATATTGTGGTTTAGCTACTGGTAAAAAAGTAGAAACAAGAGTAGATTATTTAAAAAATTGTCCAAAAGACAAATTAAAAAAGAGGAGATAGTTATGCCATACCATACTGGAAAGAAAAAAAAGAAAAAGAAAAAGATGAAAAAAGGTAAGAAAAAATGAAAGTAAAAGCACCAAGAGGGTATCACTTTATGAAAAAAAAGGGTGGTAAATACTCATTAATGAAACATAGTGGTAAGTTTAAAAAGCATAAAGGAGCTTCCTTATATGCAAACTTTCCAATACAGAAAAGACACAAATGAATGTAACTGTATCATCAGCAAGAAATTTTATACCAAAGCGTCTTTATGGAATGAAAAAGAAGTCCGTAAAGCAAAAATTGAAAGGTAATCCATTTAAGAGAAAATTTAAATACCTAAAGGGGTAAATTATGTGGGAATTATTTAAAGATAAAAACGAATACAATGAAAAGAATATTATTGGGTTTCTATCCTTTGCGTTGATGTGTGTATTTGGCATCGTGGATTTAGCAATGGGTATTGTTGGAATAGAGTTAATGGTAAACGACTATATCTATAACTCGTTTGTCTGGGTTACACTTGGCTCATTTGGAATTGCAGGAGCAGAAAAAGTCTATAAAAAATGAGGAAATCATTATTTAAAGATCGCACTAGGAAGTCAAATGGTGCTAAAAAAACTCGACAAGGTATGAGCCATAATACTAAGTACGGAAACAAGAAATCTAAAAAATACTACAAGAAAAAATATAGAGGACAAGGTAAATGAGCAATCTTGAGCTAAAGAAAGCCAATCAAATGGCTGCTATTGATTTATTGATCCACAATCCAGAATTGTCTAAAAAAGAATTAGCAGAACATTTGAAGCTGGGAGAATCTACAATACATAGCTGGTTTGCAGATGATAGGTTTATTGATTTATACTATAAAAAATATATGGTTTCTTTCAACTCTAAGCTGCCAATGGTGTTAGATAGTATGATTAGGGAGGCAGTTGAAGGTAATGTCCAGGCAGGGCGTCTTGTTTTAGAACATTCAGGTAAACTAGTCAAAAACATCAATGTAACCGTAGATAGCCCATTCGAAAAGTTTTTGAAAGCAGAGCAGATAGACGCAGAAGATATTATAGACGCTGAAAGCGAAGAGATTAAAGAAAAGATAGAAACTCTTCCAGAAAGAAATAAGATAAATGACAAACCATTAAAGCGTAAGATAAGTGAAAAAAAAGCTATAGAAAGAATCAAAAAAGGCAAAAAGCCGTCGCAAGAAAAACTTAGAGAGGATAGAGCTAGTAGATATGCTTTATTACAACGAGCTAAAAAGGTTGGATTAAAACCATTGCCTTCACGCCGTCCTACCAATAGTGAAAGAAGAAAGTGGTTAAAAAAATTAGAAGAATTAGAATCTAAGCAACGCCAAAATCTTCAGGCATAATATCATACTTTTCATACAGTTCTGACATTTCCATCGATATATAAGCTATATCGCTTTTATCTATTTCTTTTGTTGATGTTTTGTTTGGTGCTATTTTCATACATAAAAACCCTAGTAGTTCGTTATTAGCTTCAGATATTTCTCTTAGCTCTACAATCATTAAATATAATTTCTGTATTAGATCTTTCATTATTTAAGTTTACGCATACTTGTAGAAAGATTCCTTATAAATTCTTCAAAAAACTCATCTACTTCCCTATCAATGTGCTTTTTCATCTTCTCAAATGCTTCTTCATCAGATGTGAAAAAGAATTTTCTTTGTGGTATGGTAGAGAAATCTCCTCTATATCCCTTATATACAGACTTACCCCTTACCACTCCTGATATATTATCTTCTAAATGTTTTTCGTATTTACCTAAAGGCGTTCCTACAACAGACTCTAAAAGCTGCTGACTTGTATGCGAATCAATACTTCTTTTTAATCTGCCAGTATCTGTCATAATTTGATTTGATTTAATTTTATTTTGATTAAACTTATGCTTCATATTTAAATATCCAGAGGTTGATGGTGCAAATTTTTTACCATCTATATCTTTTTGCAATTTAAATGTTTTCTTTACTTTAGCTTTTGCTGATTTTGCTAAATTGTCTAAGCTTTTAGCTAAGTTTGTTTTAAAAGCAGCTCCAGTAACTTTATGAAAGTTAAAATTAATCAGCGTTTGTATTTTCAGCTTCATCGACTATCTCCAATTCATTTTTAGATTTATTAGCTTCTATGATTTGTTCTGCGTCAGCAATACTTAAATCTTTGTTTTCATCTGCTAATAATTGTGCTTGAGTAGTTAAGTTATGTTTTAATTTATATTCGTTCAACATAATCTTATCTTGAGTAGTCATTGGATATTCGACTTCAGAGAAGTCTACTTTAAATTGAGAAACTTCTGGTAATCCCAAGTTATTGGTTTGAGATAAAGCATATTCTACTTTATAAAAATCTTTTTCGTATTGACGATATAGTTCTTTGTCATCAATAAAATCTTCGTGGCGTTCCAAGTCTTTAATCATTAGAGAAATACCACTTGGTACTTCTCCACCTGATTGTGCGAAAGTAACAAATAAGTGATTATTCAACGCTACTAATTCTATTTGCCATTTAATATTTTCAATAACATCTCTTACATTTCCTTCTGGAGATACAATATTATAATTACTTCCCTCTGGTAAAGTTAAAATTTCGTCTGATCCTGCTCTTACATTTGCGTTATCAGAAATTAATCCAGTAACTACTGGTTGCCCAAACATTTGAAATCTCAAACCTAATTGCATCTCAGTCATAGTAATATTGATATGTTCATTTGCAGATACTAAATCAGAAGCACCTTCAACAAAGAAAGAATCTAATTGCTCTTCTCTGTGTGTAAATACAAAAGGCAAAATACCTAAATTGTGCTGTACTTCTTCTAAAATATTGCCATTTTCATCAAATTTAATATGAGTATCTTTATCCCAATAAGCATACATCAATTCATCAGTATCTGATAAATCTGCGTGTCCGTGCATCATAGGATATACAATAGATTCTGGCTTGTATGGATTATCTCCAAAATACGGCTCAAAATAATAAATAGGACGATATTCGAATCTTTGTTCTTCTTCATCATACATTACATAAGTTGCACAAGTACCAAGCAAACGAGTCATTCTTTCCATTTGCTTCATACGAGCATTCTTAACCGATGACAGCTCTAAATACTTTTCATTTACATTTCTCTTTGCACCAATCGTGTAAATCTTTGACATACGATTTACGAATTTTTTTACGATGTTGGTATTGTAGTGAGGAATTTCTTGGAATGCGTCAGATTTGAAATAATCTTCAATGTATTGATCGGTTAATGAGCCAGAATAATAATCTAAAAACTTTCTTACTTCTGCTCTACGAGCTTTTGCTTGTTCTTCTTTAAAATGTGTTAATGAATCTTGTATAATTTCTCTAGCTGTTAAAACCATTAAAGTATTCCTTTTATCGTGATATTCTTCCAATGAAATTACTTCTAATTGGGAATCTATTCAATATAAAATATCTAAAAGCATCGCAACCGTGTTCATAATATCCGTCCTTGATAGGATTATTAGAAATTGATTTGCCTTCCACAGCTTCTGGGAATCTATATCCTTCGAAATCCTCTGCAATTCCTACACACTTTTTATCTACTTTTATTCTTCTTAAACCATCGGCATTTTCAAAAAATCCACGACAATAACTTACACCAGCTTGAATATCTCTAGATAATCTATCCATACGATATTCTACATAAATTCCGTGTCGTCGTAATATATGAATATCTCCCATTCCAGATTGTCCTTGTACAAAACTACCTGCAGGATCGCCGTAATAGGTAATGACTGGATAGTTTTTCTTTTTTATCATTTCTGCTAATTTATCTGTCGGTATATTGCGTTCGTGAATTATTTCATCAATAATATTAATATGCCAATTACCATCTTGTTTAAATGTTTGAAACCATAATACTGATGGCATTCTAAACCCAAAGTCCATTGAACAATAGGTTGGTAAATTTTCTTGATATGGAACATCGCCCATATCTATTTCTCTGTCAAATGGATATACTCTTCCTTCCATTGATGTAAACTTTGCTGCAAACTCTTGGTCAAATAATTCTTTGGACATATTTCTTTTTCGTTCCTGGATAAAAGAATCTTTCTTTCCTTCTGGAAACGCATATTGATTTTCCCAACTTGGAGATTGCTGTGAATACCATTGAGGATCTGTTTGCCCTAATAAATATAAATCATATATCCAATTAAATCCTTCTGGGGTAGTAATAAAAATAGCTTTACCTTTTCTATCTACAAGCGTGGGAGATAAATACATATCCCATATCCTTCTTGGCATTTTTGCTGCCTCGTCTATAATTAATAAATCTACACCTTCTCCAACTAGCGAGTCTGGATTTTCACAAGACATTCCTTCTACTGTTGTTCCCCATTTGAATTTTATATATTGTTCTTTTTCAGATGCTCTATCAATATCGTTTGCTTTACCAGCTACCATATCTTTCCATATTTCTCTAAACATCAATCGTGACTTTTTATACGATAGTCCTACTAGCCATATTTTTTTATTAGGTTGTGCTGCGTAAAATTCAGCTTCTCGGAATGCTGCAGTAGTTTTACCATATCTTCTACCACAAATATTTACGAAATAAGATGCGTCAGGTTTGTCAGGGAAATGTAACTTTCTTTGTCCTGCGTGTGGTTTGTATTCCATATAATCAAACCATTTTTGCTTGAAATCAAACTCTTTTATTTTCTTCGACATTCTAATTGTCATTAATTTAATTCATAATTAACTTAATACCATAATATAATCCACTTAAGGAGTAAAAATGTCTGAAGAAACACAGAATACAGCTGTAGAGGAAGCTGTAAAAGATCCTCAAGTCAGTCAAGACGAAAAAAAGACAGAACAAGCTGTTCCTTATTATCGTTTTCAGGAGCTAGTCAAAGAACGAAATGAATTGAAAAGCAAAGTAGATCAGATAGCGACTGCACAGGAAGAACAGCGTAAAAAGACTTTAGAAGAGCAAGGAGAATACAAAGCTCTCTTAGTTGAAGAACAAAATAAGAATAAAGATTTACAATCTAAGTTTAACGAGATTAATGAATCTTTTTCTAATTATGTTAATCAAGAAAGAGATTCTCTTCTAAGTAAAATTCCTGAAACGAAAAGAGAAAAATTTAAGAAGGTAGATGATTTATCTCTTTTGCGTGACATAGCATCAGAATTTGATTCAAAGTCTGGTGTTAATGTAGGACAAGTTGAAAATCAAGTGTCTGTTAGTAAGTTTAAAGGAAATCCTTTTAACGAATTACCAGATCAAAAAAGTCGAAGAGGATCGCATAAAGACTTGATAAGTCATTACCTTAAAAAAAAATAATCATTTTTAAGGAGAGTAAATAAAATGGCTAATGTAACAAAAACAACAGCTGCTAATTTTATACCAGAGATGTGGAGAGATGCTATTCTTGATTATGCTGAAAGAAAATTTCAGTTAAGAAATCAAGTATCAGACTTTTCATCTATGTTATCAAACGGTGGCGACATTCTTAACATTCCAAAAGTTAAGGAAGAAACAGCAGCAGAAAAACAAGCTGGAGAAAGTAATCCAGTAGCATATTCTGCACAAACTGACGGAGTAGTTCAGTTAAATGTAGATCAGCACTTCTACGAAGCTAAGAGAATCGAGGACATCGTAAGAGTTCAAGAATCTGCCGATCTATTCAATGCTTACGCACAATCAATGGGTTATGCTTTAGCAAAGAAAGTAGAAAGCTATATTGCTGGTGTAATTAAAGGAGCTTCTGCTAATAATGTAGGACTAGGTACAGACGACACAATGACGACTGCCCTATTCAGAGATGGTCTAGAAAAACTTCTAGACGGTGGACACGATTACGCAGACGGATCTTTTTATATGTATGCTTCCCCTAAGTCATATATGTCTATGCTTAGTTTAGGAGAGTTTACTGAAGCTCAAAAAAGAGGAGATGAACAAAATCCTTTAGCTACTGGTAGAATTATTTCTGCTTATGGCTTACCTCTGTATGCAAGTACAGACTGGAGTGAGGGTGGTACTTCAACTACACAAACTGCATCTATCTTTAGTAGAGATTCAGTTTACTTTGCACAACAAATTGCACCAAGAGTTCAAAGTGCTTATGACATTGATCACTTGGCTACATCTGTTGTAGCTGATGTATTATTTGGAGCTGTGTTAGCACAAGCTGCAGGTAACTCAGAAGCTGGAATTGTTAATTTCGTAAATGTAGACTAATAGTTTATTGGGGAGTTGAAATACACTCCCCTAAACTAAAAGGAGATAGATTAATATGGCTAATTTTACATCAACTCATACTGGAGCAGCAGTAGACGCATCTGTAACTAAAGTAGATTCAAGTGGAGTCACACAAGCAGACTTAACAAAATTAAATAATGTTACGGCTACTGCTTCTGAGTTAAATCAATTAGACGACAAAACAGTCGGTGGTACAAACAATGACGATATAGTCGATGTTGCATCATCGCAGAGTTTAAATAATAAGACACTTGAGGGTGGAACTTATACATAATTTTTAGGAGAATAATATGGCTAATACAGTCCAAATTAAAAGACATAGTAGTAATACTAACACATCAGCACCTACAAG